ATATGGCTTTCGTTATTCCCAATGAGACCACGTCCCCCATTTGATTAAAAAAGCACGAAAAAATACTTGACAAATGACCGGGCGTGTGGTATTATAATTATAGAAACAAAGAGACCTATTATAAATAAGGAGGAAAAAAAACATGAGTGAATTTAAGATTGAAATTATTGATAATAATACTGGTCGTATATGGGCAGGCATTACAGCAGTTACAGAGGTGTCAATATCTACTATAACGCAAGACTATGTCAGAGAAGATGTAACAGTTTTAGTATGCGGAGCTGATTTATTTTGTTTGTATTGGAATGGTAAATATTTTTTTAAGTCCTCTATGATTAAACATTGTTATCTTGAATTTTTTCATAATGTGATAAATGGTTTATATGATAATGCAAGAGACGCGTATCATATTCAATACGGTCGGGTTATGGCATTGTTACAAAGTTATGGAGAACCCGACACCACTGAATTACTTACGTGTATAGATAACATATGGGAAACAAGATACTATTCAAAATTATCAAGAGACCCACTAAAAAAGATGGGAAAAAATAAGGAGGAATAAAAAATGACAGATACAAGATTGTATAAGTTAGCTTATTACCAATTATTTGAGAATTTTGTTGAGGTGTGTGAGTGCGTTCTGTCACACCCTAATGATGAAGTAAAGCAATGTGAAAAGGACATTTTATGGTCTGAGTTAGTTCAGCTTAAAAAAGAAATGAGAGATATAAATATTGATTAAGGAGGAATAAAAAATGATTAATGAAGAAATACGTAAAGTCAGAATTCGCGTTATTAATTGTAATACAGGCAATATAGTTAGAAGTGAGGAGCTTATAACGGGTGAATTAATATCAAGAATAGCTTATAGATTCGTAACTAAAGAATGTATTGTTATTGCATCAACAGATAATAGTTTTTATTGTTTCTATATTAACGGTGAGCCATATTTTTGCACAGTTTTGATAGATATAGAAATAATTAACTTTTTTGAGGAAGTCTTAACAGGTTTATACGATGATGCTAGAGATAGTTTTCATATTAAATATGGAAGAGTATCAACACTTTGTCAACGTAATGGTATTGTAGCTTCTAGTAAATATGACGAGCTTTTAACTTGTATAGATAATCTATGGAATGTTAGATACTATTCAAAATTTATAAAAAAGGAGGAAAAAAATAGATGATTAAATACAGATTACATAATATCACGGATTTTGGTGTAGAACTACACGACTTCTACACTGAAAACTCACTAAACAACTACATAGCCTTATTCGTTGACCCTCCATACTGGGTAGAAAATTTGTATACTAATAAAAACATTTATGTGGGTTTTGATGGACGAGAATATATTAATGACCCTGATAGAAATAAAGACTATATAGAGACAACCACGTCTGATAATCTCGACCAGACTAATGTTTCACGTGAAACATCACATGAGACGGAAATTGACTGGATAAAAAGACACGTACAGACGGAAGAAAAAGAGCCTACCACTAAATCAGAAAAAATATTTTATTTATTAGGTTTTTTATCCGTTTTCATCATGGCAACATTTTTATTATATCTATTCTTATCAGCTGTCACATTCATAGCTGAGTATTTTTCTAGTTTTACTTGGACTGTATTTAATATATTATAAGGAGGAAAAAACACATGTCAAAATTAACAAATCAATTATTACGCTACAAGGTAATGTTCACAAAAGGAGGAACAGGAGGGTATACCGCGCGCGTCATGATACCAAAAGAAGCTATACGAGATTTAGACATACACCCCGGAGACAGTATTGAATATACACGCGTACCGCATGGCTTGCTATTAAGAAAAGTGCAAAAGGTGGGAGATTAAAAGATGGCAAATAAGCGTAGAAAAAAGAAACAAACAAAAGCCGAGATTATTCAAAAAGAATATTCTCATGAATACACTAACTATTTAGCACGTGTTAGATATCAGCAAAAACAAGGTGTACAAGTAAAGATAATTAAGCGAGTAAAAAATCCAAAGCAAGCTTCGATTGATAGAATTAAAAAACAGACCGCAAAAGAAATACGAAAAAATGCGACGGTTGTTGATATGCTTACAGGTGAGAAAATAACACCTAAAGAATACGGGCGTAAACATGCTCTTGAAAGAAATAGAGTTTTCACTAAATTAACGCCGCAAGAACAGGAATATGCTCGGCTTCACGGTTCTGATTTAAAAGAGTTAAAAGCGATACTAAAAAAAGGAATTAGAGTCAATATAGCAACACCTGTATTAGACTATGAAGTCATTATTGATACTTGGTATGATTCATTAGACAGTTTCCACCCAAAAGTAGCAACATGGTTAAGAGAAAAAACCGATGCGCTGTTGTCAAATGCTACAGAAAGAGATAGGGCGCTATTTGCGTATACTTATTCAAAAGCACCAGAAGCATTTCCATCAGAGTACTACATGGACAAAGCAACGGTTGACGCGGTGTTTTGGAATATATTGAAAAAGATGGGCGTTCTTAGTGCAACAAAAGACTTTCAAGATTTTATTCAAATGCTAGATATTGCTATAGAAGAAGAGTAAAAAAGAGGTGAGTATAAATGCCACGAAAAAAGAAAGTAACCTTTTGGGCGTGCGATTTCGAGACAACCGTATGGGGTGAAAAATTAGAGCAAGAAAAAGGGAAAAAACAAGACAGTACAGAAGTATGGAGCGGTGCAGACGTGGCTTTATATGATGAAACCGAAACAGTGACTATAACTCATTCGATAAGAGATTTTTTAAATAGATTTTTAACGATGAAAGGCAATAATATATTATACTTTCATAACCTTGCTTTTGATGGGTCTTTTATAGTTGATTTTCTACTCCGCGAGGGGTGGCAATGGGTACACTGTAAAGATAAAGAAATGAGGTCAAAAGAATTTCAAACTTGCATCTCTGATATGGGTTCGTGGTATTGGATTAAATTAAAATGGAACAAGGTCTTTTTAGAAATTCGCAATTCTTTAAAGCTTATGCCATCATCGTTAAAAAATATAGGTAAATCATTTGACACAAAGCATCAAAAATTAGACATGGAATATGAGGGCGAAAGATATGCTTATTGTGAAATATCAGAAAGTGAAAAGAAATACATTAAAAATGATGTATTAGTGCTAAAAGAAGCCTTAGAAATGATGTTTAATGAAAAGCACGATAAATTGACTATAGGTTCATGTTGTTTATCAGAATTTAAAGGCTTTTATGATTGTAAACAATACGATAAGCTGTTTCCTGATATCAGAGAAGATTACCTCGACGAATCAATTACAGGCGTTTGGAATCAGTGGGATTATATTCATAAAGCATATCATGGCGGTTGGTGCTATGTCAATCCACGTTATGCACATATGGTAGTAAGTGAGGGATTGGTGTATGATGTAAACTCACTGTACCCGTCCATGATGCATAGCATTAGTGGAAATATATACCCGTTCGGTCATGGAGAATATCATAGGGGAGCGCCACCCGATGAACTTATAAGCTCTACTAATAAGTATTTTTTTATACGGTTCAATTGTCGTTTTCAACTTAAAAAAGGGGCGTTCCCATGGCTTCACATCAGGCAGAGTGCCTTGTATAAAGCAAATGAAAATTTATATAGCTCTAACGTCAGATATAAAGGTGAATATTATAGATACTATCGTGATATTGATGGTAAAATGCATGACACTAATGTCACTTTAACAATGACGTGTACTGATTGGGTATTGTTTAAAGAAACTTATGATATTTATGATTTGGTGATATATGACTATGTGTGGTTTTATGCTAGGGAGGGTTTTTTTGACGAATATATAGATAAATATGGAGAAGAAAAGAGAACCTCAAAAGGTTTTAAGCGACAGAAAGCGAAACTCTTTTTAAATAATCTCTACGGTAAATTTGCTATGTCGGATAATTCATCATATAAAGAGCCTTATCTTGATGAGGATGGGATTATCAGATTTATCTTGCATGAGGAACATGAGAAGAAAGTCGGGTATATTCCTATAGGCAGTGCTATTACATCTTATGCCATGAATTTTACAATACGTCACGCTATGGCGAATTATGAACGCTTTTGTTATGCTGATACAGACTCTATTCATTTGATTGGACTAGATAAAGCAAATCTGGTTGTAGAGCACCCAACGAATTTTTGTTGCTGGAAATGTGAAAGTACATTTGATTTCGCGTATTATGAACGCCAAAAAACTTATGCAGAGCATATTTTAGAAGAGAATCACGAACCCTGTGAGCCTTATCTTGATATTAAGGCTTGCGGTATGAGTAGCCAAGCCAAGCGTAAATTTATCGAAGAGGGAAAAAATATCTCCGAGTTATCCACAGGACTTAGTATGGAGACTTGTAATCTTAAGGCAGAGCGCGTAAAAGGTGGTATTGTGTTAAGAAATAAAGACTTTAATATTCACGCTCAAAAAGATAAAAAAATTATAATATAATACTTGACTATATTTAGTTGTTGTGTTATTATATTAATGTAATAAATAAAGCATATTACATTGCAATTCACATTCACAAAAAACAGAAAAAAGGAGGAAAACAAGATGTTTACAAGGACAGTAGTAACAGCAGAGGTATCTGTTGAAAGAACCTACAAAGATAAGGAGACAGGTGAAATCAAGAAAGATTGCTTTGACGAAAAATTGCCAAACTGTAGGACAAGAGATAAAGCGGAAATCTTGATTGAAAAGCAGTACAAAGGGGATATTGTTTCCATTTTGGATATTAAATTCAAGTTAGAGAAACGCGCAATGACGGACGAGCAGTTTTTACTCAATTCTGATGTCAAGAGCGAAAAAATTGTCACCGAGGCAGAGTTACAGAAAATAAAAAAGGAAGATTAAAAGGAAAAAACAGGAGGTAAATAACTATGGTAGAGATTAAAGAAATGAGCAAAGACTTTACAAAGGTAGAAAAATATCTTATGACTACAGCACCCGACATTGAACCGTTAAAAAATATTGCTGACGGGGAGTCTATTGCAGTAGATGGATATATCATTTTTAATGACATCAAAGACAACGGAGACGTGGATGAGATTGTGAGTATTATCACACCCGATAAGAAAGTTTATTCGGGACAGTCCGCAACCTTTAGACAGTCTTTGAAAGATATTGAAAGTGTTATGGACGGCGAAAAATTTTCTATCATTAAAATTAGCGGAAAGACAAAAGCTGGGCGTGATTATATTAATTGCACCCTGGACGTATCGAATTTATAATATGATGCCGTGAGAATACCATTTTAATTCTCTTCTTCTAGAGGGGTGGCTATATGCCACCTCTTTTTATAAAATAAATGTTTCACGTGAAACATGAATGGAGGTGCTAAAATGAATAATGATGATTATTATCATTGCGAGAGATTATTAACCATGAAAGATAAATATGGGAAAACGCCAGATATATATATTGTGGATGGTAATAGAACAGCGGGAAAAAGTTATTCTATTAAGTGTAGACAAGTTTCCGATTTTTTAAAAGATAAATACAGACCCGAAAATCAGTTTATCTATTTGTATAGAAATGTTGTTGATATGAAAAATTGTGCCGACACATATTTTGGAGATATAGCGGAAAAATTTGACGGTTATGTTATGACAGAGAAAAGCTTGATGCGTGGCTCATTAGTGCAGTTATTTATCAATGAAGAACCGTGCGGTTATTGCCTAGCTTTATCTGTGGCGAGAAAGTATAAAAAAATGCGTGGGTTATTCGTCAATATTCGTTCTGTATTTTTTGACGAATATCAAGACGAGGATAATATATATTTACCAAACGAAGTAAATAAATTACTGTCGTTGCTCACTACTATTAGTTCTGGACACGGAAAACAGCACAGAAGAGTCATGTTATATATGGCATCGAATACAGTATCTTTGCTAAATCCTTATTATAGCGTTTTTGGTATCAATAAAATGTTAAAGAGAGACACCAAATTTTTACGTGGTGATGGTTGGGTGTTCGAGCGAACTTATAATGAAAGTGCTTCAACAGCATATAAGGACAGTGCTATTGCGCGAGCTTTTCGGGGTGCTGATTATAACGAATATGCCAGTGAAAACAAATATCTAAATGACAATGAATGTCTTATCGGAAAACCAAGTGGGCAGTCTCGTTATATTTGTACGATTAAGTATAACGATAAGCTGTACAATGTCAGAAAATATGATGTATGTCTATATGTATCAACAGGTGCGGACGATAGTTTTCCAACGAGAATATGCTTTACAAAAACTGATGTCATAGACAATACGACTATTCGTGTCAATTCAACGCATTATATCGTTACGATGCTACGGGAATATTTTAACAGAGGGTTGCTTCTATTTGAAGATTTGGAATGTAAGAACATGATATTTGATGTCATATCATTTTAATGTTTCACGTGAAACATTGACAGTTTTAATGATATATGTTATTATAATGGTGTACCCAAAATAATACAATCATTGTAATTGATATACACGCACATAGACAAGTAGTCTGATATCAATTTTTGGCGTTGCGTTCCCTTTGCATTGATTATTTTGTAACGTACACAAAATGGTTCACGTGAACAATGTTTCACGTGAAACATTTTTTATTTACAAATAATTCCATTTGTGATATGATAGAAAAAAGGAGGTGATATCATGGCAAATGAAGTTATCACATTAATTAATAGTTTAGGGCTTCCGACCGTGGTTGCATGTGCGTCCATGTGGTATGTAAAGTACAGAGAGGACAAAAATGACCAAAAAATTGAAAGAATGACGGAAGAACACAAGGAAGAAATGACAGATATTACGAACGCATTGAACAATAACACATTAGCGTTACAACGTATCTGTGACATTTTTGATAGTAAGGAGGATATCAAACATGAGTAAAAAAGCGGTTGACATTTCCTATCATAATGGGATTATTGATTTTGAAAAAGTAAAAAATGCTGTAGACTATGTTATCATTCGTTGCGGTTATGGGCAAGATATGGCATCGCAAGACGATAAACAATGGACTCGAAACGTGAGTGAATGCGAGCGATTGGGCATTCCATACGGGGTTTATTTTTATTCCTACGCAAAAACAACAGCTAGAATTGAGGGAGAAATTAATCACTGCATTAGATTGTTACAAGGTCACACTCCTAATTTACCCGTATTTTTCGACAGCGAGGAAAAAGGAACACAGTCTGTAGCAAAGCACAACGCAAAGCGTTTTTGTGATGCTATGATTACACACGGGTATAAAGCTGGAATCTATGCTAGTAAATCATGGTATGAGAAATATATTGGTGAGACTTGGGGGTATGATTTATGGATTGCGCGGTATTCGAATGTGTTAGGTGTAGACAATGTAGACATTTGGCAGTATTCCAGTAATGGAACTGTTGACGGTATTAATGGTAGATGTGATGTGAACCACGTTTATAAAGACTATGGAACTTCAAATCTTGTACCTAATGTTCCACAGAGTCCACCAACGCACGTAACCCCAAGAAATGAATTGATTGCACAGGGACAGCAACACGCCATTAATTTTACAGGTATTCAAATAGCAGTTGACGGTATTGTGGGAAGTAACACAAAAAGAATGGCAGTGCGTGTGGTACAACACGCTATGAATATGGATTATGGTCGCACGATTGCGGAGGACGGGCTTGTTGGTAAAAAGACAAGGGCGAAGGCTGGACGGCATTATGTAAGGCGAGGGGAAACACAGTACTTAGTCACAGCGCTTGAAATCTTATGTTTATTACAGGGAAAAGACCCGAACGGGGTGGAACATCCTGGAACATTTGGCGGAGGACTGGCGCGAGCGTGTGGAATTGAAATCGTTTACGCGAAAGATATGTTATACATGATTTAATTTTTATTCACGTGGAACAAAAATGTTTCACGTGAAACATTTTAAGGGAGGTCAGTAAAAAATGCCAAATATCAATGTAGCGTATCAGTGGGCGGTCAATGCGTGCAATGCTCCTAATATTGGCTATTCACAGCAATATAGAAGAGGGCAGACCGTGAACGGCATTACTTATTATGATTGCAGTTCCTTTATCTCAAAAGCGTTAACAGAAGCCGGATTTTTCTCACCGAATCCATGGTTTACAACAAGGACAGAAGAGGGATACTTATTGCAGACAGGATTTAAAGAAATTGGAATCAATGAAGCGTGGCAAGCCGGAGATATCGTTTGGCGTAGTGGTCACACGGAAATGGTGTATAGTGGAAACGGTGTTGGTGGTGGCGGTGTCACCATGGGAGCGCACAGTGGACGTTATCCTTTGCCCAATCAGGTAAGCATCAACTCTCATGTGTCAAAACCGTCCGCATGGACAAAGATATATCGTTATGGCGATAGTGCTGGTATGCCCCTAGAGTGGATTCATGGAAACCGTTATTTGACAGACGATGAAATGAAAAATAATGCATATGTATTTTACAGCACAATGTTTTTCAAAAATTTTACGCTCAATGCAATCGCTGGAATGTTGGGAAATATGGAGATAGAATCTAACATTAATCCCGAACTATGGCAATCTCTAAAAGAGGGAAATTATAATGGAGGTTACGGGCTTGTCCAATGGACACCAGCCACAGTATATACAGACTGGGCAAACGCTCATGGTTATGATATCACAGACGGGTATTACCAGTGCGTATGGCTTGATGAAGAAACAGTTAGTAGTGGTCAATGGATAGAGACTACGATATACCCGATATCATGGGAAGAGTTCCGAAAGTCTACAAAAGAGCCAGATTATCTAGCATCTGTTTTTTTAAAAAATTTCGAGCGTGCTGGGGTGGAAAAAGAAGAGGAACGGAAAAAGAACGCGCTAAAATGGTACGCTTATCTACAGACATTATCCCCATATCCAATCCACCCACATACACGAAAAACAAAAATGCCACTTTACTTTTTCTTGCCTTGGTGATATAATAGAATCTGTAAAAGGGTGACACTAAATAAAAGGAGGTAAACATATTATATGGATTATAATGAAGCATTAAGCGAATTAATTGACGCTGTAGCAGACGTGGAGGAACACGGAGACGCTATTGAAGTTTTACAGAACTACGAGAGCGAAAGAGATGGAGAGTCAGACAGCGAATGGAAAGACAAGTATGAAAAGTTAGAAACCGAGTACAAAAAGCGCTTTAAAGAGCGCATGAAAGAATCTGCTACTAATGCAGACAGTGAAGAAAAGAAAGACGAAACAGAAGAAAAAATTACCGTTGAAGATTTGGACTTTGACGGTAAGACAGAATAAAGGAGGTTTTAATAAATGGCAGACGCAACAAATAAAAACATTTTAAAAGCGGTTAAACAGGAACTTTCTTTTGAAGTTCAGAACCACTTGCCAGTGGAAGTCTCAGACAATTTACAGACTGTCTATGATAATATTATGAATTTTGCTCCTGTTCGAAATGAAATTGTACCGTCATTAATTAATCGTATCGGTATGCAGACCGTGGACAGCATTGCATGGAGAAACCCGTTAGCTAGGTTCAAAAAAGAGCCTATGCGTTATGGTGAAACACATGAGGAAACATATGTGAATATGTGCAAAGGTCATGTCTATGATTCACAGGCAGACTATAAATTTGCGTTCCAGCAGTACCAGTCTTACATCATGAGCGTGTTCCATAATGTCAATCTTGAGATTCAGTACCCAGTTACAGTTACATATGACAATCTGAGAAAAGCTTTTACAAGTGAATATGGAATCCGAGACATGATAATGGCAAAAATGGAAAGCGCTATCACAGGGGCGAACTGGGATGAATATCTTGCTATGCGTGATTTGATTAATGTCGGGTATGAAAAAGAGGTGCTTCCAGCGGTGACCGTTGACGCGATTGTGGATGAAGCATCAGCGAAAAAGTTATTGATTGAGGTCAAAAGAGCAGTCGGGGAGTTTGGTTTCCCATTGCCAGAAAATAACCCAGCTGGTGCAACGTCCCACGCTATGCCAACAAATTTGATTTGGATTACAACGCCAGAAGTAAATGCACAGATTAGCGTTGACGCTTTAGCCTATGCGTTCCATATGGACAAAGCAGACGTGGCAGTTCAGACCGTGATTGTAGACAAGTTTGCAAACAGCGCGATTCAGGGCGTTCTCTGTGACGTGCGATTCTTTAACGTTCGCGACCAGTTCAAGGAAATGAGCGACCAACGACTTGCAAACGTCTTATCATGGAACTACTTCTACACTCAGGTGGAAATGGTAAGCGCAAGTCCGTTCTATCCAATCCGTGTATTCACGACCGATACAGTTGTTGAAACACCGACACTTAGTGTGACAGCTGGAACTTATACAGCTGGTCAGACACAGGAAGTAGAGGTTACTGTGACAGGTGGTACAGGCACATATCATCAGAATTTAGTGACGCTTGAAGTTGACAGCGGTGCTACTTCTGCCAAGACTTATGTCATTCCTGGAACACATCTATTACACACGGGAGCGGACGAGACAGGAACTATCGTGCTGAAAGCGATTTACAGACCAAATGAGACTATCACAAAGACAGCAAGTTTCACAAAAGCGTCATCATAAACGGAGGTCGTTATCTATGATAAATTTACCTGTTCAAGGAGGGGTCGCACCACGCGACCCCGAAACAAAATTAAGATTGTATAGTGGAGTACCATGGTCTGACGAGTATGAACACGTTAGATTATACAATTCAAAAGAAGATTTGCTAAATCATTTAGAGTTATATCGTAAACATATCAATGGTATTGACTTGTCACATCTTGCGCCTATAAAGGTAGGGAATTATGATATCCGCGTTCCGTTCACAGAGATGAAAGCTCTTAATCTCAATTATTTAGCTTTTCAAAATAGCGGTATTTCTAATGAATGGGTATTTTGCTTTATTGACTCTATCGAGTGGTTATCAGAAAAAACAACTAGAATCAATTTCTCATTGGACGTTTTCCAAAACAACTTTTATGATGCAAATATTAAGCCTTGCTTTGTGGAGTATCATCACATACCTAGAAGTAAAGATGGGATAGGTGCAAATTTAACACCTGTTAATATAGAAACAGGCGAAACGATTGTATCACGTCACAAAAAATTAGACTTAACACCAACCGACTGTTGCGCTTTTGTAACACGAGGGACAACGGAACAGAGTTGGTTTGAGGGTCGAGTGGAAAACGGGGTATATTGTTGGGGTAGCATTGGACATTACGATGTCACTACAGAAGATGGTCTAAAAGGAATCAATACCTTGCTCGAGGATTATAATAACCAAGGAGCACAAGATGCAGTAATAGGGTTGTTCATGTCCCCTAAATTATGCACGCTTGCATTAGGCGGAAAAGAGATAAAACCTAAAATTACAAGTATGCAAATTTCTGACAATGCTTTTGAGGGTTATAAGCCGAAAAACAAAAAGTTATATTCTTACCCTTGGTTATTCTGTCTAGCTGATAACAATCAAGGAAACACACATATTTATAGATATGAGTACAGCTATAACCGTGATAACTCTATTGAGTTCGACAGCTACGGGACAATCGCAACTCTACCGCAAGTTCTAACAGCGCCTAAAAATTATAAGACGCGCGAAGAATTAGGGCATGGACTAATGAGCGAAGCACTTATTAATTCCTCTTTTCCGATGTGTTCTTTTTCTTCCGATACTTACAGGGCATGGCTCGCGCAAAATAAAAGTTCTATCGCTCTATCTCAAGTTCATACCGCTGTCGATGCCACTCTAGGAACAGGCACGGTAATAGCTGGTTTAGCTGGTGGAAGTTTACAGGGAGGACTTAGTGGACTCGGGAAAACAACGAACGCTTTTTGGGACGCTCTTGGAATGCTGGCGAATCAGACAGACAGAGCGAGAAATGCGGGAGTAACGCATGGAAAAGCATTATCAGAAAATGTATTGACAGGAATCAAAGAATGCGGTGTTGATTTTTACGAAATGTCATGCAAAAGACAATTTGCAGAAATGGCAGATAGTTTTTTCGAGCAATTTGGCTACCCAATCAATAAGATTGCTACCCCTTATTTGCACTCAAGAACCTACTGGAACTACGTAAAAACTTCTCATTGTGGTTTTACTGGCAATATTGATTTAGACCAGTTGAAAAAGCTTCGAAATATATTTGACAATGGTGTCACATTGTGGCATACTGATGATATAGGGAATTATGGACTATCCAATGATTAAAAGGAGGTGCGTATAAATGAGAAATCCACTGCGAATTTTTGAGCGAAATGTCAATAAAAAGAAAAGCAGTGATTTTGAAACAATCAAATCTATATTCTTTTATGACATTTTCGATATATTTGTAAATAGGTACAAATGGAATGATTTACCAAAAGAAATATTGCCGATGTATATCGAGCAAACGCTCTTTTGGCATGGACTTGGCGTATTCATAAAAGATAATATTGCTGGTTATGCTTTTATGAAAGTTTCGTTGTCGGGTTTACCCGATATCTATAATATACCTCAAGACCGAATTGCTTATACAGCAAATGGATACATTGAAGAATATGGTAAAGAAAATAGTTGTATCTTATGGAATAACTACTCAACTATGCCATATTACTATAAGGCTTTAATGTATGCAGATGCTATGGCGAACACTTGGAAAACAAAAGGTATTAATATGTATGCACAGCGTACGCCCGTTGCACTTTCTTCCTCAGACAACGAAAAATTAAGCTTTGAAATAGTGGGCGAAGAATACGATAATTATTTACCTATTATAAAACTTTCAGATTCATTAAATTTAAAGGATATCAAAGCTTTAAACATGGGCGCGCCTTATATAGTGGATAAATGTGAACAGGAACTAAGAGATTTATGGTCTCAAGTATTAACATCATTAGGATATGAAAGCAACCCTGTAGAGAAAGGTGAACGCCTTGTCACTGGCGAGACAGCTGGGAACAACGGACAGATTGAAGCAAATAGAAATGTGGGATTGACATTAAGAAGAAGATGCGCGGACGCTATAAATGAGTTATGGGGTCTGAATGTAAGCGTTGACTTCAACAGTGAGTTGCCTACCATGATAAATGGATATGTACCAGACAAGTATATGCAAAAAGGGAAAGAGGGTGACGAAATTGAGTAAATACACAACTACAGTAAAAGATATTTGTGAAAGCTTTATCCCACCCCAAGAACTATGGAGCATGGACTTATCAGTAGAGAGAACTATCGACAAAACACAGGATAAATTTTTTAATTTTGATTTTCCTTTTTATTCAGAAGATAGAAAAGACCTGTATACTTTTAAGACATACTTTTTACTTAGGTATTGGAATAATTATATCGGGTTCGAAACTCTTGGAATGTGGAAAACAGCTTTTATGGCAAGAATGCATGAATTAATGCCGTATTATACTAAATTGTATGATGCAATTCAAGATGATAACCCTTTTACAAATGTAAATATAACAATCACAGAAGCAGAAACAGGAAACGAAAAAACAACGACTAAAGCAACAGATAATGGAAACAGCGAAGTAAAAAACAGCCAAAACTATGAAAATATTGACAGTGACAATCCACAGGTTACCGTAGCTACGCAAGATTATGCGAGCGCTATGAGTAGAGGCGAGACTGTCAATAACACGACTACAAATGCAAAAAATGAACACACAGGAAACGATAACAAAGACAGTAAAAGAGACAGAGACACGAAAGAGATAGGGTTAAGAGGAAAGTCAACGAGTGAAGCAATCGAAGAATACCGAGAGCAAATACAGAATATCAATCGAGAACTTGTAGAAGCTTGCCGAGATTTGTTTCTAAAAGTTTGGTAATAAGGAGGTGAAATGCATGACAGAAGAATTAAAGCCTGTAGTTCCTTTACTTTGTTGTGATATACCTAGTGTCTATAGCAACAAACAGAGTTATTATGAATGCGTGTGTTATATAGGTTATAAAGTCAATGAATGTATTGACGCAATCAACGGGTTTACTGACGCCTACAAACAGTACACTGACGAAAAAGTTTCAGAGTTGAAAACGTATATTGACGGGCTTAACCGTGATATCTACAACCATATCACGGAAGTTGAAACAAATATCCGTCATGATATGGACACTAGGGATAATGAGCTTGACGAAAAAATCAATAAAGTACAGACAAATTTACTTGATAAAATCAGTGCGTTAAACATTCTGATGTATGACCTAAACGCTGAGACAAGAGCGCATATTGACACAGAGGTTAAAAAACTCTATGATTACATCAATGACTATGTGCCAAATAACATGGAGGTGTTAAACCCTGTAAGAGGATATCGAACGAGTCTGAACCAAGCGCTAGCAGATATTTATGACAATCTACGCTATTATGCTTTGACTTGCAACGAGTTTGATTCTTTAAATTTAACTTGCACAGAATTTGACGGGTTATCAATTAACTGTACAGAGTTTGACTTATACGGTGCAAAAAGATTCAGAGTAGATAGCAACTTATATATGCATGACCCATTTACAGGTAAGTATGTTTTTTATCAAGATGTAATTTACAAACTTGCAGAGTTGCATTTCGATAACCCAATTACAGCTAGTGAGTTTGACGCTTTATTATTGACGGTGACAGCATTCCAGTCTAAAGCTTTAAGCGCTTACACATTTGACAGTAACGCAAAAACGGCGTTAAAATTATAAATTAAAGGAGGATTTTAAAACTATGAGTTCAACAAACAAAACAACTTATTATGAATTAAGCCAGTATATCGGTACTGACAAACCGACATATTTAGGGGATTATAATTCTGATATGTCTAAAATTGATGCTGGTATTCACGGTGCAGACGATAAAGCTACCACAGCTTCACAGAACGCTGGAAGCGCAATTGCTAGAGTTGGCGAAGTAGAAAAAACTGTGCAGTCACATACAAGCGCTATTACAACATTGCAGACAGATGTTACAGGGTTAAAAGACAGCGTGAAAACAGCTCAGAACACAGCCACTACAGCAGATAATAAAGCTGATAGCGCACAGCAGACAGCCAATAGCGCACTTTTAACCGCTAATAACGCCAGCTCAAAAGCCGATAATGTGAATAAAGATGTAACACTGTGGACAGGTAGCGTTAAAAACTCAAGTGTTACACTTAGCGACAGCTTGACTAATTACAGATTTTTATACATCGAGACGAACGCTGGTATTAGCCCTGTTTTTGCTTACAGAAATGACAAGAAAAAATATGTCGGTTGTCAGCAAGTGTTAAAAGATGGGGCGTCAAACACTGTGTCCACAATATCAGTCAAACTGGATATAGTTGATGATACGCACATCACGGTTAATACTAATGTTATCGACCACGCGTTTAGTAGTACGCACCCAGCGCTTGACGCTGTGTATACATTAGGTGTTTATGGTATCCCGAGATAAGTTGAGTATGAAAACTAAAAAATAACCTCACCAAATTGGTGAGGTTATTTTTTTATTCCTCCTTTTAATCAATCTCTAAAATAAATTTTTTCAATACTAAATCTATACTAGTCATATATTTATGCCCATCTTTTATATAATACATTCTATGCAAGTATCTTCCAGTGCTTCTTAAGCAATAATCTATTGCACGCCCTGTATTATCAATTTCACCCCGTTCTAAAATTCTAGCTATTCTAGTACGAATTTCATTATTTACTTTTATCACCATTCCTATTACAAAATCGTCGTTATTTATTTGTCTTTCAACTTCTTTCGCTTGTTTATAAAAGTTATATGAACCCTGTCCGTAACTTTCATCCCATACAATCTTACCATTTAGCATAACTTGTTCCTCCTTATTTTTTATACAATCTCTTTGTTTCTATAATTATAATACCACACGCCCGGTC